TTGCAGCGTTGTATATCTCCCACATGAATGGTCCTGAGCATTCAGCCAAAGGCGATAGCTACTACGCAGCCTACCTCCGGCATATCGGCGAAGATGAGATGAAAGATCTCTCTTCAACCTCGGAAACCCATGAAAGTGATAAATTCACAGATCGAGGTTTTGTGTAATGTCGGAAAAAGACCCTAACCTTATTCTTGAGGTATTCAACCAACGAGCAGGTATCTTGACATTCATGGGAATGTTGGGTGGTTCTGTACGTGCAGTGGTTTTGAAGACCACATGGCGTGAAGGAATCCGGGTCGTGTTCGTTGGTGGAGCAGTTGCATTTGGTATTGGTGTAATAGCACCAGTTATCATGGAACCATGGATCGGTAAACTACCAGAAAATATGGCTGGAGCTTTGGGGACTCTTACAGCCGCCTCCTTCCTTATCGGATTGGTGGCAGTGACGCTCGTTGAGCGGTTCATTTCCGGACCCAAAGAGAAGGAAGAAAAATGACTAATCAACATTCAAAAGTGTTTCGTGCTGAACGTACAACCCAAAATCGTGATGATTTTAAGGTTCTTATCATAGGACTGATGGTTGGCATTGTAATGCTGCTGGTCTTTCCAATGGTGGGTCCAGTGGGTGACAAGTATTTCAAAGAGCGTCCATTTATCCAAGCGACTGTGGAAGTGATCCAGACAGACAACTATGAGCGTCCGATGCTTCTATATGATGCTGATGCAGTTCTTCTGGTTGAAGCAACATGGATCGCAATCATTCGAGATGCTGACGACAACCGTCTGGCAACTCGTCGTGGTACAGGCAATTATTCAACAGATGAAGACAACCCACGTCTGTGGACATGGGCTGCTTTCTTCGACCAATCAGATGGGACAGAGCCACCTCCGGCACCAGTTCAACCATTTAAGGTCTGCGTTCGTTATATCTCTGTGACTATCGACACACGGGTTTCTGATGAAACACCAGAAACTTGTAGTCTTATTTTCAATCCCGAAGAGGGAACAACAGAAATTACAGGAGAATAACAATGTATGCAGCTCGTGAGTACCAAGGGCGTGTGAACGCCATCTTGCAAGCACCACGTCTTATTGTGGATGGGATGACAGGTCCCAACACACGAGCTGGTATCGCTGAAGCCATGAAAGTTCGTAAGGTCTGTAAACAAGAGGATCTTTTCGATCGTGGTGTACGAGGCGTCGTTTGGCACTGGACTGCTGGAGCTAATGGTTTGATCGAGCTGGAGAAGGAGGCTTACAACTTCCTGACTGACACCAAAGGCAACATCTACGACGGGAACAGCACCATCGCCGAACAGGTGATGTATGACTGGCGTAAAGGTATTGGTGCATCGCACACGAAGTCGATGAACACTGGCTGGGTCGGAGTCTCTCAAGATGCAATGGCCGGAGCCAATGGTTGGCCAATGAAGTGGGGCAGCCACCCGATCACATGGGAAGGCACCGATGCGATGCTGGAGAAAACCTGGGAGATCTGTTGCGAATACAACATTCCAGTCTCTCCTTGGACAACTCTGAGCCATGCTGAAGTTCAGCAAACTCTGGGTGTCGCACAGAGAAACAAATGGGATTACATGGTTCTTCCTGGTTATGACAAACCAAGTGATGCAGTGAAAATCGGAAACGTTCTTCGTGCTCGTATGTTGGAGAAATTCGGATGAAACAGTATCTGAACGTTGTGTTGATTGTTGGAGGTCTCGCCCTGTTGGGCGGGACTTTTGCCTATGGATACCACAAAGGATCTGTCAGCGAGATTCAGAAGATCGCCGATCGCACAGCCGAGAAACAACAAGAATTGCTGGATCTCGGAGATGTGGTACGGATGCAGACAGAAACTCTTCGCCAGCTTCAACGTGAAAAAGAGGACTTGATCAATGCACTTGAAAAAGAAGCCACTGTGGCTCCTGGTTCCAGCAATCCTGGCATTACTACTACTGGGGGGATGCAGCGACTTGAACGTCGGTGGGGTCCGAGTCCAGGAACTTCCGACTGATGTGGCTGAACCATGTCCACATCCTTCGGACGTGATCAAGGGTGTATCAGGTCCTACTGTTGGTTTAGATGAAATCCGAATGGGTCGCCTTGGCGATGCACTTATTGAATGTGGCGCTGAGAAACAAATTGCTGTAGACGCAAACCAACAACTCATTCAGATCTTTCGAAACTAGGAGTCGAATCGTGAAAAATAACAACGACATGATCGAGAACGATGTTTCGTCTCAAAAGACGGACAACGACCCTGTGTCTGAAATCTACAACCCTTCGGATCTGAACAAAGTTGCGAGTGAGAAACTCACAGACTGGAAAATTGAACCGTCGATCGCAGATCTTAAAGGAGATTTGGATTATGCACGGCAAGAAAACACAGACCAGAAAAGCAACGTCGATGGTTGGTTGAACCTCCGTAACGCCACTGGTGTTGAGTCAGGCAAGAAAACCAAAACAGTTGGACGCTCTTCTGTTCAGCCAAAGCTGATCCGGAAGCACAACGAATGGCGTTATCCTGCGTTGAGTGAACCATTCCTGAACACGGAACGCATGTTCAACATCAACCCCCGTACCTTTGAAGACAAAGCAGCAGCCGACCAGAACCAGTTGATTCTCAACTGGCAGTTTGACACAAAGCTCAACAAAGTCGATTTCATCGACCGGTACGTCCGCAAGACTGTGGATGAGGGTACTTGCGTTGTGCGTGTGGGCTGGGAACGTAAGACCGAAAAGGTCAAAGTTCTCAAGCCTGTGTATGAATATACCCAACTGGAAATGGGTGATGAAGAAGGTATGCAGATGCTGGCTCAGGCAACTGAGATGGCGACATCTGATCCTGAAGCATGGGAAGCTGATCCATCTATCCCGGATGAACTCCGGGCCGCCGTAGAGTTTGGTTTGGAAAACCAGGAAATGGTTGTGGCTGTTGAGATTGGTGAAGAGTGGGTCCAAGAGAACAAGATCACATACAATCAACCATCTCTGAAGATCATTGATGTTGCGAACTTCTTCATTGATCCATCCTGTGAAGGTGAGTGGGAAGATGCTCAGTTCATGATTTCTACATTTGAGTCCACAAAGTCGGAACTCAAAAAGCGTGGTATCTACAAAAACTTGGACGATGTGAACTGGGGTGCAAACCAGATCAAAGCTCAGGTCGGTGATCCAGATCATGAGACAACAACTCCGATTGCAGACGGTCGTTTGAATCAGGACAAGTCCAAAGTGCTGGTCTATGAATACTGGGGTGAGTGGGATATCCATGATGATGGGGTGATGATCCCAATCGTGGCTACGTTCATCGGTGACACGATGATCCAGCTCACAGAAAACCCTTTCCCTGACCGGAAGCCTCCGTTCGTCATCATTCCTTACATGCCTATCCTTGGTTCAATCTGGGGCGAAGCAGATGCTTCTCTTCTCCAGGACAACCAGCGTATCCTTGGTGCTGTCACTCGTGGCACGATCGACCTTTTGGGTCGTTCGGCGAATGCTCAGTCTGGGTATTCCAAAGGTTTTCTGGATCCAGTGAACCGGAAACGTTTCACCAACGGTGAAGATTTTGAATTCAACCCCAATGAGGATCCTCGTGTTGCCATCCAACAGATGCAATATCCTGAGATCCCCAACTCTGCACTGACCGTGATGCAGCTCCAGAACGCTGAAGCTGAAGGTCTGTCCGGGGTCAAGAGTTTCTCAGGTGGTATCACTGGCGAAGCCTATGGCCAAGTTGCTCGTGGTATCTCTGGTGCGTTGGATGCGGCTGGCCAACGTGAGATGAGTATCCTTCGTCGTCTGGCTGAAGGTATGCGTCTGATTGGCCGCAAGATCATCTCGATGAACGCTTTCTTCCTCGAAGAGAAAGAAGTCATTCGGGTCACAAACCGTGAGTTCGTTGAAATCAAACGAAAAGATCTCTCTGGTGCATTTGACCTGATCGTGGACATCTCCACTGCACAGGTTGATGAGCAAAAAAGCCAAGACTTGGGAATGATGCTCCAAACAATCGGTCCAGATATGGACCCTGGTTTGAGCAAGATCATCCTGGGTCAGATTGCTGATCTCAAGCGTATGCCTGAGCTGGCAGAGCAGATCCGCTCCTATGAGCCTCAGCCTGATCCGCTTCAGCAACGTCTCGCTGAACTTCAGATTGAAGAGCTGGAAGCCAAGATTGAACTCGACAAAGCTCGTGCTGCAGAAGCAATGGCACAAGCTGAGAATAAAGCTCTCGATACTAAGCTGGAAGTAACCGGTTCGAAGCATCAGCGTGATGTTGAGAAGATGGGTGCTCAGGCCCGTGGCAACCGTGATCTCGAAGTCACCAAGGGTCTCCTCAAAGGGGAGACTCCTGCTGGACAGATCGAAGCTGCTGTTGGGTACAACAAGATGGTCGAAGATTCCGACCGTCAACAAGCCAAACCTGAAGTTCCTCTGGGGCGTCCTCCTGCTCCAGAGCAGACACTTCCTATGGCTCCTCTCCAGAGTCTCCAAGAACAACCCCTTGCTTTGCCTCAGTAAAGCAGGTTACGAACGACCCACTGTAACATATCAACCACAAAGGACGTGGCAATGAACCTTTATGAACAAGATGCGAACGATACCGAGGAAACCGCACACCTCACCATGGAACAGTATCAGGAGTATAAAGCCTCCTGTGAAGATCTGCTCCGCAAGGCAAAGGCCGCTGAGAAATTGGCTGGACTGCCAGAGTTCAAAGAGATCGTCATGGATGCGTATTTTGACCAAGAGCCAAAGCGGCTTGCTGGTCTGATGGCAACTGGTCGTCTTTCTGACAAGCAGTTCGACGAGTGCATCGGTGAGCTGAAGGCCATTGGTTCCATGCGGACTTTCCTCCAAGATTTCATCCAGAAGGGCAACATTGCTCAGTCTGAGTTGGACAACCTTGAGGTGGCCTGGAATGAAGCTGTTGAAGCCAACAGCACAATCAAGGGGAGTGTCGATTAATGGCTGATCCAGAAAACACACTGATCGACATCGAGTCGATGTCTGATGAAGACTTCATGAAACTGGATCCCTCTCAGATGCAAGAAATTGCGTCTGCTGAGGAAGAGGAGATTGTCGATGAGAATACTGATCCAGATGGTGAAAAAGATCTTGATGATCCCGACGCTGGTTCAGGCGAAGTCGATCCAGATGATGCTCCATCCGAATCTGATTCTGACACCTCAGATGGAGAAGATCCTGATAAAAGCGAATCAGATGAAGGGGAAGAAGACTCTTCTACTGACAAGCCAGATGCGGGTGATGCCGACAAACCTCCAGTCAAAGATTCCGAAAAGTCGAAGAAACCTGATGCTCCGAAAGGAGAAACAGACAAGTCAGCAAAGCCAGATGATTCAGAAGAACCAGAGAAGAAAGCTGACAAAGCGGCTGCTGGAGACGTAAAAACCTCTTCAAAAGATGCGATGGATTTCTACGACAAAGTCACTGCATCGTTCAAAGCAGATGGTCGGGATGTTCAGGTAAAGACTCCTGAAGATGCTATCCGTTTGATGCAAATGGGTGTGAATTACTCTCGCCGTATGCAGGAAATGAAACCCCTGCGTGCTCAAGACCAAATGCTGAAGTCCAACGGTCTGAATGATCCGGAGAAGCTGAACTTCCTTATCGACCTGTCAAAAGGCAACAAGGAAGCAATCAAGCAACTCCTCAAGGATCATGAGATTGACCCTGTGGACATCGACACCTCGACAGAAGATTCGCCCTATCAGGCGAACAACTATCAGGGTGATCCAAAGGATCTGGCGTTCGACGATGCGATCAAAGAGACCATCTCACAAGATGGTGGACGTGAACTCATTAGCGATATTAACCGGGATTGGGATCCAGTTTCAAAAGAAGCTCTGCGAGATCAACCTACTATATTCCAAAATATACTTGCACAAAAACGTTCAGGAGTTTATTCGAAGATTCAAGACGAATTGAAATACCAGCGGACAATGGGTTATCTAACCGACGTTCCCTTCCTTCAAGCCTACCATCAGGTAGGTG